GCCATTTAGCAGGTTATTATTTTCAATGATTAATTTTTGCCGTGTGCTTTCTTCTTCTTGAGTTAATTGATTTAAATTCTTTTGATCATTTAATTTTTTGCCAAGTATTGTTAGATCTTCTCTTCTTCTAGCCCCAGCTTTTTCAATTTCAATATATTCTGCGGCTAAAGCAGGTGTTATTCCGCTGCGAAGCAATTCATTTAATGCTTGCCTATCTTTTATTTGGTCTTTATATGATTTTTTTTGATCGTCCAAAGGTTTCAGTATTGCATTTTGATCTTTTTGGTAATCGTTAAGAAGAGTATTTGCTATTTTTTGCTCTTTGTTTGTATTTTTTAATTGTTGAGATTCCCTTAGCCTTTGCGTTCCGGTTTGTACGCCTGCAAAAGGCTGAACAACTATCTGCTGGCTAGATGGTATCGGTCTAGTCATGCCACGAGTAATCTGCATGCCTACTCCAGCAGCCGCACTATTTGCTTGTTGATTAGGACGAAGATTCGCGGGAGGTGGCAAAACAGGTGGTGGTGGTGCCGTAAGAGGGCTGCCGTCATCTTGAGGTTTTTGAGCGGGCAAACCAAGCCCAACTCTTATAAACCTGACGACTGCTTCCATAACACTCTTTCTGTATTCTTGCGCTCCTTCTTTCATCGCTTTCTTCAATTCATCTCCTGCTTTTTGCAAAATATTAGAACTTTGCCTTGTGTAATTAAGTTGTATTCGTCCAATTTCGTCTGCGTTTGTTTTCTTAAATGCTTCTAATGTTTTTTGACGTTGTTGACTTTCATCTTCGCTAGTGCGTTGTATTTGTATTCTTTCTTTGTCAAAAGCGCGAATTGACTCTCTTGTTTTTTGCCCAATGTCAAGAGCTGCAGTGCTTTCCCCTAACCCTTGCAACTTACGAAATTCTTCTAAATATTGAAAATCTTCCCCTGCGTAAACATTTTCTTGCCTTAAATCTTGAATTTCGCGTTCGACTTTTAGACGCTGATCTGCAATTTGACGTTCTAAATCAAGAGCGCGTTGTATTTGTTTTTCCCTTAAATCGGCCAAATCGTTTATTGTTTTTTCTTCTAGTTCACGTAATTGTATTATTGCTTTTTCTTTAATGGTTGTTATTGCTTTTTCTTCTTCTACCTTTTTTTGTCGGCGAGTATCGTCTGTGGCTGATCCTATTTGATCGATTTGTGCTTTTAATAGTGCTTCCTCGCCTTTTAATTTTTTCATTGTTTTAAGAATAGATTCTTCATCTTTTTGATTTATTAAACCAAATAAACTTGAATCTCCATATAAACCACCTTTAAATTTTCTGGCTTGTATTAATTGGCTATTTGCTTCTTTAAGTTGTCTCTCTATTTGTGGCAAACGTTCTTTGGCTAATTGCTTCGGCGCGTCAATTAAATCTGCAAATGCTTTTAATACTGGCGATAAACCCTTTAACATTTCTTCGCCTAACGTTTGAAAAGTAGCCCCTATAGGTTGAGTTAATCTCCCTACATCTTGATTTATTTTATCTAACGCAATTGTTAATCTTGCACCTGCATTCTGCGGTGCTTCTGCAATAATTTTTGCAGTTTTGCCATATCGTTTGAATAAATCTTCCGAAAATTTAATAAAATCTTCAAGCGTCACTTCGCCTCTTTCAAGAGCTTTATCTAACTCTTCCGGTGTCTTACCCATCGAAGACGCAAAAATTGTAAATGCGCCTGGTAATCTTTCACCAATTTGTTGTCTTAATTCTTCAGCAGATACCTTGCCTTTACTGAATACCTGTGATGTTGCCCGTAATGCAGAATTTAAATCTTCTGTAGTGCCGCCAGTTGCGAGGATAGCTGCTGATATACCTTTAAATACAGTTTCGGTTTGTTTTGTTTCCATGCCTGCGCCAACAACACTTGCTTGCAATTTCGTGTATTGCTGAGTTGTGTCTTTTAATGGAATTAAAAATTGATCGCTAAGTCTGCTAACAGCACTTAGATTTTTTTCATATTCATTGCTGTTTCTGCTAACACCAGCCAATGCAATTTGCAGTTTTGATAATTCCGCTACGTATTCACCAGTTGCTCCTAACGCTTGCCTTAGCTGGCCAACTTGTGCGCCAATAGCTCCACCAACAGCAGCACCCATGGGACCGCCAGCAATAGCGCCTATACCGGCGCCTAAAGCTCCTTCTGGGCCGCCAAATACTCCAGAAGCGGCGATTGCACCTACAGTTTGGGCTGCTCCTGCGATACGCCCACCGCGCCCTTTTCGACCTTCAGCTTTCGCAACTTGCGCATCAAGCCTTGCTGCTTCTGCCGTAGCTTCTCTAAATTCTTTGCTTGCAATAGATACGCTTCCAGCTAGTTCACGCCATGATGCAGAATATGCTTTTAAATTGTTAGTACTTTGAACAGTTGTGGATTGTACATTTCTTAATTCAGCCGCAAGTCCTTTAAATGTTTGACTCGATGCTGTTGCTTGATTAGCTAAACTATTTAATTTGGCGCCCAAACCCGTCAACGCCGCATCGCCTTCAGTTTTAATGCGAAGCTTAATTTCAGAGGTGATGGTGCTCATTTGCTTTTACTGTTCAATGCGGACAGGGCTGTTAGTTCCATTACCTGGACCCCCTCAAAAATGGCCACAGGTTCCTTTGCTGCATACAGCTTACACAACCATTCTAGGCTTGAGTAATTGAGTCCAGTCACGCCGCCATAGCTTGTATTCCATTGCGTAGTCATCCTAAGGAACATCATGACAATGTCCCAATTTTCTTCCCATACCTCAAACGTCTTGGATTGCTTGCGCGATTGTAGTTCTGCAATAGCGTCAGGCATCATGCCTAACGCCCGCAAATCATCCTCAGTTTCTTCTTCCCCAGCTCCTGCAGCGCCGCACCAGTAAAGCGCGGCGTCTTTTAGTTTTTTACTGGTTCCCCTGTAACGCTGGCGGAATATGCTGTGATTACTGCTTTTACAAAACAAGAATCATCACATAATTCTTTTTTTGTTTTTTCAGTAAATGGGATATCTTTGCCGTCTTCGTCCTTGATGCCATCCCAACCTTCAAGGATTCCATCGATAAAAGCATCATCGCCTTTATCAATAAGAGCATTAAATGCTGCGCGACCTAGTTTTTTAAAAACAGCATCAAACGTTTGCTTTTCAAACGTACCACCATCAGCCGGTGTCTCAACTTTGACAGGCCACTTATAAGAAGCAGCCTTTTTAATAACAAATGCCATGTGGTTTAGGTGTAGGCAAGGGTAAATTCGTCGTTACCTGAAGTGCTAGGCACCAAGGTGTAGGGCAAGTTTAGCATCACAACACCGTTATCTTCTGAATAAGTCGGGTTGCCAAGGCTTACAGCATTAGCAGCCGAAGCAAGCGTAATGATGTTGCCAGCAGTTGCGCCATGCACAATTGATAAGTTGCCTGTGGTTGATGCAACAGCATCAGCAAAGAAATCATGGCTTGCCAAAGTTGGCATTTCAATTACTAAGCTGCCACTGCCAGCACGGTTGACAAGTGTTACTTCCTTGTCACTGTTCACCAATTCGCGGTACACAATTTCATTACCAACATCAAGCTGACAGCTTTGTAAAGGCAAGTCAGTTTCGCTGAATAATGTAAACGCAGTTGTATAGGTATCGTTAAAGATCCTTGGTGTGGCTTGGTTTGTAAATGTAGGGGTAGGATCTGCTGTATCAGTTGGTGCTACATACTGACCAGTCATTGTAAAATTAATAACTGGAATCTGGTTGGCAGTTAAATTCAAGCTAAACGTGCCACGGCAACCAGTTACCTTATGGCGTACACCGTCAGTAGAGTAATAAATTGTTACAGAACTAAAGCTAGATGAAACTGGTGCATAGGTAGCACTAGTGCTTGCAACAAGCGTTTCACTAAAACCACAAGCTTTTAGCAATGAGCCATAACGAGGAGCTGTACCAGCAGTACCGGAACCTGCGTACTCAACATCAAATGTCACCTGCACCCTTGTGTTAGCAACAATCTGCGGCGATGAACCTAAATAGGTACGCACCAAATCGCGACTTAATACGTCAGATTCAACAGGTGAAATTTCAAGATTGCGCACTTGGCAAGCATCAGATCCGGCTGGAGTCGAATCAGTGCCATAAGTGGCTTCACTCTTGACTAGGACTGTCCTCTTGCGGTAAAGCTTTGCCATTTGGGGTTGTTCCTGAAGGGGCGGTTTCTTCTACTAGTGTAAGGCTACCTGTCTTAGGGTCAAAAAGGTATGTACCTCCAACCCCAGGGTTTGGGACAGGCTTAAGTGGTTGTGTTTTCTCAATCATTTTAGCTTGCGGAAGTGAGGTTGGTGCGACCAGAACGATACAACACCAAGAAGTCCATACTTATTATACCTACTGGCACGTCAGCTTCAATCATATTAAACTCAACCCTGTCAGGATTTATGTCAAGCGCATAACCGTTAACCGTTGGATCAGCCATGATCAAGCTATGCACCTGTTGCGAATAATCGTCTGAGCTATCGTCTGGTGTATTAGCTCTAACAATTACTGTCACTCTGACCCTTAACTCCCATTGTAAAACCGTGGGGAATTCCTCAGATGGTTGGTCTGAAACTGGCTCAACAATAATAGCTGGCGCTTCACTTCTAGCCAAGGGTTCTACCCGGCTGCGGTAGCAAGTGGCACCAACAATAGGATCAAGGTTAGTCTTAATCCTTTTTAAAATTAGTTCGCGTCTGGTGTCAGCCATCAGGTTTTCTGCAATGCAATTTCAACAAAAGAACCATCATCTATCAACCTAGTCTCGCGCACGGTATAAGCAACAGATGCAACTGTAATAGCATTACCATATACTAAATTGCCAAAATCAGATGCACGTGCTGTCA